GAGGATCGTGATCATGTCCTCGATGGCGTTGGTGGCGAGAACAACACTATCATAAATGATCCCGCCAGCGGGTTGCGCGTTGATGGTGCGGAAAAGCTCGTCCCAGGTGTCGCCCAAGCCTGCGATCGCGCCGTCCAGTGTTTTTGCGCGCTCTGCCATTGCGCCAGCGAACTGGTTGTCGCCGATCGCCTGCAGGTAGGCAGTGATCTCTGCGGCGGTGTTGCCGAAGCTCGTCAAGGCGGCACGCGTCGGGTTCAACCCGAGCGCCTGCATCTTCACGAAGCCTTGTGTTGCCTGAGCAAGCCCGAACGGAGTCTCTTTGGCGAACTGCTTCAGCCAAGCCATCTCTCGTTCAGCCGCTGCAGCAGAGCCGGTGACCGTCTTGAGGCTAGAATTCAGAACATCGAATTCACGCTGAACAGCCACCAACTTGCCGACGAACATCGTAGCAGACACGCCAGCGAACAAGCCGCCAATCAGGCCTTTCAGCCGCGCAACGTCCTTTTCGATCGACCCGAACGTGCGCTCGACGGTGCGGCGCGCGGCGTCCATGTCCTTGGACAGCCTTGCGACGTTTGCTGCCATCTCGATCGTCAGGGTTCCGATGTTCATCGCTTAGCTTGAATGAATGCCTTGAATGCGTTGGTAACCTTCTTGCTAACCAACTCGCGGTCGAACTCGTTCACCGGGTCGCCGAATGGCGGCGGACACTCAGGTTTTTCGCTCGCGTGCGCTTGTGCTAAGTATACACGAGACATCTCGCGCAGAGCATAGAATTCCCAAGGCTGGAGATGAAAACCGCGCCCCTCTTGCCAAGCCATCAGCTCCACGCTGGTGAGCGGCGCTGGCCCCATTCCGCCAACGCTAACCAGTCCTGCGTCGTGCCAGTAGCCGACAAGGTAGGAAGCAGCGCCAACGTCCGGCATGAGCGGCTTGCCGCCGTTGCGCTCGATCTTTTCGCCGCGTGTCTGCGGCTTTTCTGGTTCAGTCTCGCCAGAGACGGCCTTGCTCTTCTTGTCAGCTGGCGCGGAATGAAACCACGCCAGCTGCTGAGCGTACAGGATCAGGTCGTGGCGGACTTGTTCGTAAAATTTGCCCAGTCACCGATCGCCTTGTTGATCTGCTCGGCGATGAACCCGATGCCTGCGTCTAGGTACGCGGCCTTGAACATGTCGTAGCCGGTCATGTCCTTGTACACGAACTCGTTGAAGGAGGCGGTGCAGTCAGCCAGGAACTCTGCGTCCAGCTCGCGCTGCTCTTCATCCTTCATCTTCTTGCCGCCCTTGCGCACATGGTCGAGGATGGCGCGGTTGCGCTTGCCTTGGGCACGCTGGAACTGCTTGGAGCCAGGGCCATACACGGTGACAGACAGAACCTTGCCGCTCTCATTCAGCAGCGGCTCGCCATCAGGCGTCTCCAGCTCAATGATGGCTGTTTCTTTGACGGCGAGTTTGGAAATATCGAACATTTGTTTGCTCTCCTTCGCGGGGAAATTAAAATTGCCCGTGGTCGATGACTGCTTCCCCCGCGAAGGAGAAGACAGCCGCCGACTCGGTGCTCGTTCAGCCTTCTCAGACATTCATCAAACCGCCAGCGACTCGATGATACCGACGCCAGCAGAGTTGGTCGTCAGTTCAAGCGTGCAGGTGGCGGTGGTGATCGAGTCCACAGAGCCAACACCAACCTTGAAGGACATGATCTTGGCTTGGAAGTAGTACTTGTCGCCGTTCTGGGTGGTGACCAGGAACGAATAGTCGGCGTCGGAAACGCTGCCAGCCTTCATCAGGATCTGGCCTGCGTCGTCGGTGTCCAGGCCCAGCGACAGGCTCATGGTGCCTTCGTTGAAGGAACCCTTGAATTTCTGAGTGCCGCGCGTACCCACCGGGTTGTGGGTGACGAGCGCGTACTCGCGACCGAACTCACCGAGATCGGTGATCTCGCCGACCAGCGGAGGAACTGGCGACGCCGTGAAGAGCGTGTTGTAACCAGCCGCGTCGAAGGTGCTCGGAGCGGAGGCGGTGACTCGCAGAGTGGTCCCTGCGGAGGTGCGTACAGTCATGATGTTTTCCTTTCAATGGCAAGAAGTGACGCCCACAGGGATGCAGGCGAACCGAAGCGACGCCGACAAGTCGATGCCACAACACCGTTTGTGTACGTAATTTTCATTCGTACCACATGAGAACGTAATCAGCGGGTTGCGTCCAGACACCAGCCTCGTTGTCCTTGTCCATCGAGCCTAGCATGCTGAATCTGCAGCTCACGACGCGCTTTCCGGCGACGATCGTATTATGCTTGAAGTCCAGCACAGAACGCAACGCAGTATGAATTGCTTTCACTTTGGCGATGTCTTGCGCCAAAGGATTGATCTGGATGCGCGCAACCGCCATCTGCGGCTCGGTCGCGTAATTCACGTGAGGGCGCGGTTGCGCGTCCACGACCTGATAAACGATCGCTGGCATCGCGGTGTTCTGCGGCAGCTGCGCCAAAGCACAACGATCCCCGCAAAGCGCGACGATTGCTGGGTTGCCGAGCAGTGCCTTGATGATCAGTTCTGGGTTCATTTCTTGGCAGCCTCCTTGGCTAGCCGCGCCCGAATGTATGCCGCTGCGGCATCCACAGCCTCTCGCTGCGAATTGTCTAGAGCAGGCCGCATGAACGGCTTGGGCGATGTGCCAGGGTGATCCACCACCTCGCGCGCCATCCCGGCGAAGAACAGGCTCTTGCGCTTGCGCGGCTTGATGAAGTGGCGCGCGGTGCCGAACTCCACCATGTGCGCGTAGAACGCCTTCTTGCCGCCTGCGCGCACAGTTGCGGAGACTTGGCCGCGCTTGGACTTGGTGCTGACCTTTATCGAGTCGCGCAGATCGCCGTCGTCCACGGGCACCAGCTCCTTGGCTCGCGTCTCCATCACCTTTGCGCCTGCGCGCACAGCGCCGCGCATGATGTTTCCTTCGATCTTTGCAGGAAGCTCTTTAAGCAGGCGGTCCAACTCGGACAGGCCTGAAACGTGAAGTTCATTGGCCATCGAGCGACCCCTCCGTGCAGTCGAAGACTATGAAACGGCGCTCTTCGTCCAGATCGCGCGCAGCGGTGATGTTGAGCAACCGAACTCCTGCGGGAGTGGGATAGCTGATGCGCATCGCGGCGACATCGATCGGCGGCAACAGCGCCAAGGTGTAACGCGTCGCAACCGTGTGGGTCAGGTGCGAGCCGATCGCCATGGCGCGCAGCTTCTCGCGACCTCCAATCGGCTTCACGTTGCCCCAAACAGTCGCCACATCAGACCAAGTGTCCAGTTCCTGGCCGTAATCGTCCTTCACGGCGCTGCGCCGTTGAAAGGTGATGCGCTTGTCCAGGCGACCTATTTCCATCACAACCCCATGGCGATGCGATGCTGTTGCAGCAGGGCCGCAGCACCCAACGGCAGCTCGTAGCGCTCATCCAGCGTGACGGCTTCGCGGTTCTCGTACAGATGCCCCAAGATGAGCAGCATCGCTTGCTTGGCCGACTTTGGAGTCGGTTGCGGATTGGGGCTGAGGTCGTCGGTGCGCCCGGCTGTGAACGTGATCTTGATGGCCGCATCCTGCACGCGCGTCGCTGGCCAAGCCGCGCCAAAAGCCAGCGCCAGCGACGCAGGCTTGCGGCTGTTGTTCAGCGCGTAGTTAGCCGCGTCCAGCGTTTGCGTTGCGCCAGCTTGGTCGACATAAGCGACCGAATCGACACTGAGCACCGGCCACACACCAAGGTCGATCGCGCCAGCAGGAAATTCGTCCAGCGCCAGCTCGTAGCTTTGGCGCGCAAAAGCCTGCGATGTATAGTATTCAGCGTGCTCACGCGCAGCGACGTTGAGCGCGAGCACAAGATCGTCGTCTGGATGTGTCGGCGGCGAACCAACCGCATCCAGACGCAAGTGCAGCCGCGCCTCTTCGAGCGTCAGCGACTCGAACTCGATGTCGTGCAGCGGTGTTGGCGCGTATTCCATGCGGGTTCTCCAAGCCTAAGTATGCCCGTTATTGAGCAAAAAATCAAAAACGCAAAGACACTTCCCAAGGCCTGGGCTTCCCGTGAAAGCACACAACCTCGGCGTCTTGCGGTACGCGCTGACGACAGTGAACCTTGTAGCTGTACACGCGCGCAAAATCCTGCCAGCGCAGCGCGTCGCGGAAGAATGGCGCGATGAAGCCTTGGTCACCCCAGCGCGCCGGGGTGCGACACTCAGCCATGTGACGTGCAGGATCCGCAACAAACGCTTCCCAAACAGCAGCGCGATCTGCTTCCTTCAGAAACATCATCCCAGATCCGATCGTTTCTGGCCGTGTGAAGTCGCGCAACACCGCGCTGCGCTCTGGAATCTGCGGCATTCGCAGAACGGTCGTGTCCAGATCAAAGTAAAGCAGGTCGCCTTCGACCCAAGGCGCGAACAGCTCCAGCTTCGCCCACCATCCAGGCCAGTTGTGACGCAGCGGGATCGTTTCGCAACGCAGCGCGGTGTCGGACAGACAAACGAACGGCTCGTCGCCGCACATCCTTTGCAGCCGGTAAACATGCTCCGGCTTGTATTCACCACCAGAGCGCAGGACGGTTGCCACCTTAAAAGACATACACCCAATCCTCATCGCTACCTTTGCGCGTCACCAGCACGCGCCGCATGCCCCACGATTCAAGCAGCGCGCCCACCTGACCGTCTGCGATGCCATAGCGCCGGTTCAGTCCGTTTTCTTCAAAGATGACCACTGGCCTGTGAGTGCGTATCGTATGCTCCCCGCCCATCAGCGTGTGCCACTCCATGCCCTCTACATCGATCTTCACAAAGTCGGGCGCAAGTTCTAGGCTGTCTAGCGTGATGATTGGGTATTCATCACCTGCCACCACATGCCGCTGCCCGGTGTTGTGTTTGCCGTGCTCCATTCCGCAACTTCCTGGCTTGTCACCAAGGCAGGCACGAACAATCATAGCGTCTGTGATCTGGTCAGCCAGTTCGCTAGGCTCAATCGCCACCACCTTGGCAAAGTTCTGCGCCAAAAACCGCGTCACCACGCCACGGTGTGCGCCGCAGTCAATCGCCATGTCACGCTTACGGCAAAAAGCAATCGCCCGCGCCATGTCGTCATGTTGCCAATCGTCGGGTATGTCACGCAGCATCAGCCCACCTCGCGCTCATATCGATTGAAGGCTTCGGTTTGCTGCTTCTTGCTTGGCCCGCTGCTGATGCGGTGGACAATGACGGATCCCGCTGGCGGCTTTTGGTGCCGCTGCTGAATGACGAAGTATTCTGGCGGTATGTTGACACAGCGCAGCGGCCATTCACGGCTTTTGAACGTCTGGTCAAGGCTTGACTCGTCGGTCATGTCACCTGTGCGGCTGACCCACTCGCGCACAAACTCAAGCGTTTGCGGCGTCGGTGCCCAATACATCGTGCCCACATGCCACCAGCGTTTGCGATGCGCCGGGTTCATGCGCCGCGCTGCGAAGTCGCAGTCCAGCCCATCAAAAAACACCGGGCGATGCTCAATGCTGGCGTCAACATCCACCCACAGCACCGGGCGATTGAATCGCTCCAGACAGTCAAGGATGAATTGGGGCTTGATGCAGCAGTTCTGTATGTACCCGCCCGCGCTTGGCCGTTCTTCGATGTGATGCTCAAGCCCGAGCGCGTCACACTGCTGGCGCAGCTCGTAGGCGTGCTGCGGATACTTCCAATCGGCTGTGAAGTAGGAAATCAGCAAAGGCATCATGTCAGCACCTCCGGCACATCCTCAAGCGCCATGCGCTCAAAACAATCCAGCGCAGTGCTACGGCTGGCATTGATGACGCGAGCGCCATTAGAACACAAATCCTGGGCCAAGGCTGGGAAATTCGCTTGCCATAGGGAGAACGGCTGTCTCTGGGTCAATCGTGGCCCGTGCTGGCCAAACCAATGGGCCTTGCCGTCCTTCGCGTTGGAGCAGTCGAAGCCGAGGAGCACAATGGCGTCTGCTCCCCACAACCAAGCGAGATTGATCGCCTGGTAACCGCTGTTGCCGCCTTGGTGGATGGTGCCGTTCACACCAAGCCCCGGCTTGTTCTCGCTGCCGACCCGATTCAAGCCGTAGCGCCGCGCTGCACTTTCGTCTTGCGTCCAGAGCTCTCCTTCGAATCCGGACGCGACGACGGCTCCGTGGTGGACGTTCCACCATTGTCCGTCACAGGCGTAGAGGGCGTCTGCTCTTGGACAGAGCCGGTAGCTGTCGTTGATTGCGATGATTCGCCATCCGGGTTGCTCTCTTGCGAAGTCGCAGTCGTCTCGGGTGAGGCTTGGTCCGCTGGCGACAATGCAGGCGACTCGCCCACGCCATCGCCCAGCGGTGCGGTCGATTGCGCTGGCACGGCGGTCGCCGCTGCGGGGTGCAAGAACGTCACCAAGCCAAGGCTCGCAAGCTCCTCAGCCAAAGGGCGCGCGATGCGGATGCGCTGCTTGCGCGAAACAGCGCCGATGCGCGTGTCTGTGAAATGCGCAGACGCAACAACGTCAATGATCTCCATCATGCCTCTCTTTCCAACGTAATCTGAAGACGCCAACTTGATTCTCCAAGGAAGAAGGAGGCCGAAGCCTCCTTCTTCAGTTCAATCAGAACGAGCCGGAGATGAAGCTCGCAGGACGGTACACCGTCAGCGCGAGTCGCTCTTCAGCCAGCAGGGTTGCCATGTTCTTCTTGAAGTTGTCGCCGTCTTCATAGCTGATCTGCACAGCCGCGTCCATGCGATCCCAGATCTGAGCGCCCATGGTGAAAGCGCCAGCCAGGAAGGTGCCTGCGGTGATGCTGTTGGTCACCACAACGCGACGACCCCAGATCTGCGGGCCAGCCATCACCATGGGGTTGGCCATGATGTAGTTGCCGTCGGTGGCCTTGGTCAGCTCGATCTCTTCCCAGTCTTCCGGGTTCATCACGATGGCGTCCACCGGGTACTCGGCCAGAGCGGCTTGGGTGATGGCCTTGCGCAGCGCGTCGATCTTGGTGTCGCCGGTAGCCGCGCGGGTGTACGCCGTGTAGTTGCCAGAAGACAGGATGCCTGCGATGTTGCCAGAAGCGCCGCTGCCGTTCAGCAGCTGATCTTCCTCTTCCAGCTTCAGGCCGTAGGACAGGCGACCGTTCACGTAGCTTTGCAGCTGCGGAGCGTCGTCCAGCACTTGGCGAGAGACCGGGATCCAGTGAGCCAGCGTCACAACAGGCGCGTTGGCCAGCGTGAAGGTGATGCCGGACTCGGGCTTGGTGACGTTTTCACGCGCAGGCGAAGCGTACTGAGCGCCAGCATTGTTGGTGAAGACGTTCTCCTTGGTGAACTGGATCAGGTTGCTGGAAGTACGACCGACGGGCAGCAGGTCGCGGATGGTCAGCACGCGGTTGGGGTTGGCGATGATGCCGGGGACGCGCATGTCGGCAACCAGCGGCTGGTTCTGGCCGGTGGCATTGACGATGGCGGTCTTGACTTCCACGCGCGCAAACTTGGATCGGCCTTCGGCCATGGCCTTGAATGCGTCAGACTTGATCAGCAGCTCGCCAGCAGATTCTTCGGGCTTGTTGCGACCGTCTTCAGCGCCAGCGGCCAGCTTGCGCTCCAGCTCCAGGCACTTGTCTGCCAGCTCGGCAGACTTGGTGCTCAGCTTTTCGAGAGCGGCCTTGGTTTCGCCTTCCATCTTGCGAGTGGATTCGATCTCACCATTGGCCTTTTCCATCCAGGACTTCAGTTCCTTGGAGGTGGTGAGGAGTTGCGATTGGGTTTCGGCAAGAGCCTTGATTTCAGCGATGTCGCTCATGATGGTTCCTTTCAAAGAGTCCGAGCAGTTTTCAGGTTCGCAGCAATGATCTGCTGCAGGTCTTTTGGCAGTTCGATGGCCTCGGACTCACTCCGAGCGAAGATGCGCTTGGCACGACTTGCCGTCGCCGTTGCCAGCGATTTGGAGAAGCCGCCTGCCTCACGCAAGAAGTCCTCAAAATCCTTGATGCTCTCGATGCCGTCGAGAACCAACTTGACGCTGTCGAGATTGACACGCGCCGCGTCGTCTGCGGGGAACGTGACAACGGACACCTCGGCCAAGTCAGAGATGTTCTTGATCACGCGGATCTGCACGCCGTCCTTGTCGATGTAGTCAACGTCGTCCGAACGCAGGCCGTAACCGATGCTCAGCCCGTCCACGGTCTCGTGCTGCAGCGCGGCCTTGACGAGAGCGGCTTGCGGATTGCCGGGTGTGAGTTCGCCTTCCATGAACAGGCCGCGCTCGTCTTCCGAGATCTTGACCCACTTGCCCACGGGCAGCTCCCAAGAGCGATGGTTCACGAACATCTTCGGCATGCGCGCAGCACCGGCCTGGATCCGTTCGATCACCGACTTGTAGGCTCCGGGCAGAATTGTGTCGTTGTAGCTGTCCACGCCGCCGAACACGGAGGCGTAACCGCTGAACGTGCCAGCGCCAGAGGCGGCGAACTTCAGCTCGCAGTTATTGAGCGACAGGTTTTTGTGTGTCAGCATTGCTTGCTCCTGGCGCAACAGCGCCCAAAAGATTCACAGGCACCAAGTTGGACTGGGCGGTGAGCGCGTCGCCGCCGTCCACAGGCGGCAGGTTTTCCAGCTGGCGCCACTCGTTGCGCGTCATCAGGCCATTCTGAACAGCCTTCGACCCGGCGTCCAGGCGGTATTGCAGCGAGCCGCGCAGGATCGCTTCCAGCGAGAACTCCACGCTGAACAGCTCGCGCTGGCGCGGCGTGAGCACGCGGCGCTCGATGGCCTGCTCCAACGACTCCAGCATCGGTCGCAGTCGGAACTTGTAGAAGCCCTCGATGATCTGTTCGATGCCGGTTCCCCAGGTGGTCGTCTTGGCGGTGTCGTTGATCATCACGGAGCTGATCCCGAACCAACGCGCGATGTCCTCGACCGAGAACCGGCGCGTCTCCATCAACTGCAGATCCACCGGGCTCATGTTCAGCGGCTCGAATTTGGCGCCAGCTTCCAGCACCAGCAAGTCGTCGTCATTGCCTTCCGTGAGGCCGCGATAGTTGTTGCGGATGGCGGCGCGCTGCGCTTCGTTCAGCAACTTGTCGATCATGAACACGCCTGGACGCTTGCCAGACTTGCGGAATGTGTTCTCGCTATGGTTTTGCGCGGAGATCGCCACGCCAACCGTGGAGCGCATGTAATCCAGCCGAGACATGCCAACGACGCCGTTGCCTTTGTCGCGCCAATGCAGCATGCTGCGCTCGTCGTACACGGCGATCGCGCCTTCGTAATTGTACTTGTACACGACGGATCGGTCGGCGAGCACCTCGACCTCGACCTGATCGGCGGAGAGCGGCCACATCTCGATCACTTCACCAGCGTCGTTGCGCACAAGCCGCGCGTACGCGTTGCCGCGCAGCACATAGTTCAGCGTCATGTACTGCCAGAACTCCATAGGCGTGTGCCTGCGGTTGGGCGAATCGTGCAGCAGATTCCACAGCGGCGTGCCGCGCGCCAACGTCTTGTGGCCTTCTTGACCACTTTCTCGGTTGTAAACGAACAACGGCAGCGAAGCCAAGTTGTCGGCCAGCAACTCCACGGCAGACCACACAGCAGACACCTGCAATGCTCCGTCGATGCCATAGTCCTTGTTGGACTCGTACACGCGAGTCAAAGGCTCGCCAAATTGGACGCCTTGCTGCTGGCCGGTGGATCCGACGTTGCCGAACCACCGCCGCAGCGATTGATAAATGGTTCCCATGCGTCAGAACTTCATCGCGATAGGAGCGTTGATGAACCCGTCAAGGTCTCCAACCTCCTCTTGTTGTCGGGAAGCCACGCCAAGCGCCATCGTCAGCGCTACAGCGCCGTCAATGCGTCCGGTGGCCTTGGCTTTGTTGAGCTTGCGGTTACCTGCGGCGTCCTTTTCCACGCGAGTGTTGGCCATGCACATGGTGAGCACCGGGTTGTTCCCGTGCGCAATCTGCTCATTGAGCAGTGCGGTTTCGAGCGCGTCGATTGCGGGTGCCATGTCCTTGAAGCCTTGTCCGAACGGAATCAATTGGAATTGTACTCCAATTTCATCCAATTCTTTGCGAAGCAGATCAAATCTCCAGCGATCGAAAGCAAACGCGGCGACGCTGCAGTCGGAAAGCGTGTCTGCGATCTCTCGCGCCACCACCTCGTAGTCCACCGAGGCTCCGGGTACGGTGCGGATGAATCCCTGCTCAGCCCAGGTGTCGTACGGAGCACGATCACGCTTGGCGCGGTCACGCAAGCCCTTCTCTGGTGTCCAGAATGTGGCGCGCACGTGCCACACGCCGTCGCGCCGCGCCAGCATCACCATCGCCGTCAAGTCCGTCTTGGCAGACAAGTCCAGCCCGACATAGACCGGCTCTTCGTAGAAAGCAGAGTCGTCAGGCTCGTTGCTGTTCGCCAGCCAGACACCACGAGAAATGAACGGCGCGGCCATCTCCACGCGCTGGTTCAGCACCAGATTGCGGAACGTCGGCTCGAATGACGGCATGCGCATGGCGCGCTCGGCCTGCTCGCGCACATCCTCCAGCGAACGGAACACGCCCAGCGCCGGGTTCGCCACCTTCCAAGCGTCCTCGTCCAGCAACGAGCAGTCCTTCGGAGCGGCGTGCACGTGACACACGATGCGCGGATCCTTGCTGTTGAGCGCGTCATCCACCCAAACGCTGAACAGGTCTGCGTCGTTCGGAGCTTGGGTGCTGATGGCAATCAGCAGCGGCTCGGCGTGAGCGCCTTGGCTGGTGGTGATGGCGTCCACGAAGTCGGACTGCGGGCCACGGACCTGGCCGACCTCATCGAGGATGGCGAGCGCCGGTGACAGGCCGTGCGCGGTCTTGCCGTCTGCGGCCAAGGCGCGGTACTCGACATTGCGTGCGAGGCCGATGATGCGCTTACCAGAGGGGACGATGCGCACGAGGGGCTGGATGTCGGGGGAGAGTTGGATCATCTTGCAGGCGAGGCTGAAGACGAGGGCGGCCTGATCGCGGCTCATGGCGCCGCTGACGATCTGGGTGTTGAGCTTGGCCTCGGGGCCGACGATGTGGGCGAGCAGGATGCCAGCGATCAGTGCGGACTTGCCGTTCTTGCGCGCGATGGAGAGGTAAGCGCGGCGTGTGCCATGCCTGTTGTCGTAAATGTCGGTGATGAATTTGCGCTGAAACGGCTCCAAACGCATCGGCTGACCAACGTGTTCGCCTTCTGGAATGCGTAAAAACGTCTCGATAAACGCAATGACGCGGTCGCCACGGGTGAGGGGCTTAACCGTTTTAGGCTTTGCCATCAACATATTCCGCAAAGGTCTTGCCAGTTTCTTCATGGATGGCTTGCTTGCCGGTGAACTCCTGCCAGCGCTTGACGATCACGTCGCAGTAGCGTGGGTCCAGTTCCATGAGCAAGGCGGTGCGGCCGGTTTTTTCGCAGGCGATGAGCGTTGTACCGCTGCCTCCGAATATGTCGAGGACGGTATTTGCGCGGCTTCCCCAATTTTCAAAAAACCACTCTGCTAGTGCAACAGGCTTTTGTGTTGTATGCAGCCGATCTTCGCCTTTTTCTTTGTTGTTGAATCCGCCCCACCTTAGCCAGCACATTTTGTTGCGCTCACGTTTCGACCAGCAAAGTTCAAAATCACCGTGCGGGCATCCAGCTTCGCTTTCTTGTTTTTTGTTCCAAACAATGATTCCGCCTCGACCAAGTTTTTGAGGGTAATACTGATAACCCCAGATAAAAATCTCTTTTACCCCACCAAACGTATTGAGCAGAAAGGACGGGTCGAAGTCGTCTCCATCTCCAATAATCATTTCTGCCTTATTTCGCTTGTTTGTTACTCCACTACGGTTCCCGTTGAATTTATCGCTGGAATACGCAATTCCATAGGGCGGATCAGTGAAAATCATGTCTGGCTTTTTCCCTTCCATCAGCACATCGACTGCAGCCGCGTTAGTGCTATCACTACACATCAGCCGATGATTGCCAAGTAACCAGACATCGCCCAGCTTGCTCACCGGCTCGTCCTGCACCTCCGGCACCTCATCTTCATCCGTCAGCCCTTCCTCAACCGTCGCCTCGGCCAACAGCGCCGCCAACTCATCTTCGCTGAAACCCATCAACTCGCCATAGTCGCCTGCCAAGTCCTCCAACTCCACTCGCAAAGCTTGTTCATCCCAGCCCGCGTTCAGCGCCAGTTTGTTGTCGGCAATGATCAGCGCACGGCGCTTGCGGTCATCCAAGCCAGTGACGATGATGGCAGGTACCTCGGTCAGTCCCAGCTTGCGTGCGGCCAACACGCGTCCGTGGCCTGCGATCAGGTTGTTGGCATCGTCCACCAGCACCGGGTTGGTGAAGCCGAACTCTCGGATCGAGGCGGCCAACTGCGCCACCTGGGCGTCACTGTGCGTGCGGCTGTTGAGGGCGTATGGGATGAGGGCTTCGATGGCGATGGCTTTGTGTTCGTACATGGGGCGGGGGCTTTCTCAGTGGATGGGCATGGCGAGGAGGGAGTGCGCGCCGGTTTGCTTGAGGGTATTGATGGCCTCCTTCTCGGCGATGGCGGCGCTGTTGACGGTGCGGGAGTCCTGGGGGAGGGTGTTGAGGCTCATGGAGCGGATGATGGCGAGCTGCTGGCGCTGAAGGGTATCGATGACGCGGAGCATGGGGTTCTCGATGAGGGTGTCGCGCTTGTTTTTGATGAGGGGGCCGGAGGCGTCGAGCATGTCCTGGTAGCGGCGGATGTCGGCTTCGAGGCGGACCACCTTGGCGAGCAGCACCAGGTCGAAGTCGCGCCAGGCGTCTCTTGCGCGCGCGCGCGTGAACTGTCGCCAAATTGTGACTTCCGCGACATTTCGGAGTTCGACGCCCTCGGGGAGCTGGATTTCCTCGTTGGCGTTTTGAAGTGCAGAGGCTGCAGCGGCGGCGCTGTCGGATCGGGTTTTTCGTGCGTCCATATGGGTGGCGTTTTTTTGGAATAGTGATAAAAGGAAGG